CACCAGTCGCCAACCGCCATGTCGGCGAACGGGTATTTCCGGCGCGGCTGTGACGGGTGCTGACGCCCAACGGGGGCTTTCGGCATCCGGCGCATGAACGTGATCCCGTAGGCTTTCGCAGCCTTCACCACGGCGGGCGGCGTGACGCGCAGGTGGCGCGCCGTTTCGCTGATCGTCATGCCAGCCTCGGCGCAGGCCAGGTATTTGCGGGCCGTGCTCATGCTGCAACCTCATACTTGGTGCGAAGCGCGTCCAGCTTCTGGTTGATTTCGCTGAGGAAGGCCGAAATCTCGGCCTCCATGTCGGCAATGAACGCGTCGTCGCGCTGCACCCTCTTGACCCAAAGCTGCATGTCGCCCGGAAGGCGCGGATCGAACGACACGAAGTCGCACCACGCCCGGCCGGTGCAGGCCATTTGCGCCTGCATCTGTGTGACGTATTTGCCAGGCACGGACTCGCCCAAGAGCGTCTCGATATGGGTGGCGGTGTTCGGGCACTTGATTTCTACAAGCCCATCATCCGCCACCAGGCCATCGGGGGACGCGCCGAAATCGGCAATGCCTCCGTGCAGGACAAAGCCCGTCTCGATGACGGGATTGTCGGTCAGAAACTCATATGCGGCGCGGGCGCGGGGTTCGGTGTCAGTCCCCCACTGCATTGCGGCATTCGTGAACCGCTCGGCCTGCTGGCCGGTCAGCCGCTCGCAGATCAGTTCGGCCATGTAGTTCGCCCGGCTGGCGCTGTATCCGGCCTTGGTCTTCGCCATCACGTCAGCCACGCGCGAACCCGTCACGCGCCCCAAGCGGGCTGCGAACCATTCCTCACTGTGCTGCTGCATCATCCGCTCCCTTGGCGAGCTTCTTGCGAAGCTGCGTCATGGCCCGCTCCCACTGCTGAACGTTCAGGTCTTCCAGCATCTTGACACCGAGCCATTGCGCCAATTTCGCCGGGTCAGACGCGGTGCTTTCGATCATGCCCATCAACTGCACAAACTGGTCGGCGCTGATGTTGATCGGGCGCTCGACAACCGGCGCTGCCTTCGCGGCTGCGTTGCCATCGTCGTCTTCCGGCGCAATGCCAGCCATGCACATCAACCCGTAGCGGCGGGCGTAGGTGACTGCTGAGCCATAGCCCTGCATGTCGTTTTTCTGGACAATCAGCGGGACGCGGCAGCGGATCGTCTCGCCGCTTTCGTGGGCGAGGATCGTCTCGACAAAACGCCCGGTGTCGTCGTCAATCGTCGGCTGGTAGACGGCTACCCCGTTGGCATTCAGCGCCGGAAGGCAGGCGTCCATGACGCTCGCAAGATCGGCATATCTGCTGCGGAAAGCGGGGTTCGTGCTGTCCTTGATGGCCTTTCCCATCTGCGCCTGCGCGGCGGCGAGGGCGTGAAAAATGCCCTTGTGGGCGACAATCTTGGTGACTTCGTTCATCACACAATCCCCGCCGCGCCGAGAAGAACCAGGGCGAACGACCCGCCGCAGAAGGACGCCGATCCGATCAGGAACAGCACGTCGGGCTTCTGCCACCAGCGGCGAACGGGGCGAACGATGCCGCGCGCCAGACGCGCGTCGTTGACTTCCTCGACGTAGTCCCGCCAATAGCGGACAGAGTCAGCGACGTGAATGTCATAGTCGCGGAACATGCGGTCGGCGTCCATCTACGCCTCCTTTGCAGCAGCAGCGCCGTAGCGGGCTGCGGTGTCGAAATCAGTGCCGGTCTTGCGGGCGATGACGCGCAGGTCGCAGATCGCCTCCATCAGCTTCATCGTCATGCCGCCGTTGCCGTAGATGCGATCCAGCGCCTTGAGCAGTTCGGTTTGAGTATCCATCACGCGACCTCCGCCCAGCTATCCGCCGTCATCTGTTCGGTGACGCGGGCCTCGATGGCCTCGACCTCGGCGCGCGAGGTGATCAGTTCCAGCATCGAGCGGGTGACGGTCAGCCCGCCAAGCTGCGCCCACAGGAATTCGCAGGTCCAGCCGCCGGGGAAACCGGCTGCGCGGTCGGCGCGCTCGTGGGTGCAGGAAAACGTCGCATCCCAATCGTTGAGGCACGGCCCCTGATCGGGGCAAACGTCGATGGAAAAGGTGTGGAGGGGCATGTCGGTCTCCTACTCGATCCGCCAGACGCGGTAGCCGGTGACGCCATCCTCGACGGTGGCTCGCATGGTGAATTTCCCGCCGTGACGCTTTGCGTTCTGGCAGGACGATGCGCTGATGGTGCTCTTGCCTTCGGCGGCAAAAAAGCTGTCCCCGATGGACATTTGCGCGAACGGATACTTCGGCTTCGGCCCCTTGCTGTGGCGCGGGATCGGGATGCCTTTGTCGATCTTGATCATGTCAGTCTCCGGTGTTGATGGGACTGACTGTATACACATTAGATGGACGCCGCAAGGGCAAATTCACATATGATGGACTGTCGCGCGCAAGCCACAAATTATGGGGTTGCGTGCATCCACCATTTATGGATATGATGCTTCTACCATGATGACAGCACCCCAATTTGCCGACGCCGTAGGGCGAAAGAACATGGCCGATGCGCTGGAAGTAGGCGCGACGGCAGTAAGCAACGCAGTCGTTCGCGGATGGTTCCCATCGTCCTGGTTCTACACATGCCAGCACCTTGCGGAGTCGGTAGGCGTCGAGTGCCCACCGCAGCTTTTCGGGATGCGGCCAGTTGACAATATACAAAATGCGGACTGCTGGCAGCAGGTTAAAGCGGCCGTAGAAGGTATGGAAACCAATACCGGGGGGGCGGAATGAGCCTCCAAGAGTATCGAGATTTCATCGCCGCCCGCGCGCCTGGCGCCAAGCGCGGCGGGTTCAACCCGCAACCAATCAACATCCACGCCAAGGCGCATCAGCAGGCCGTTGTTCGTTTCGCGCTGGATCGCGGCAAGTCCGCTGCCTTCCTTGATACCGGCCTCGGGAAGTCATTCATCGAGTTGGAATTCGCCCGCCAGTGCGCCGAAGAAACCGGCAAGCCGTCTCTGATCCTGACTCCGCTTGCTGTCGCCGGGCAGATGGTCCGAGAGGGGCAGAAATTCGGCATTGACGCTCGGCAAATCCGCGAGCATCACGAAGTCGGCGCGGGCGTCATGGTGGCGAACTATGAGCGGCTGCAGAAACTCGATCCGTCGGCCTTCGGCGCGGTCATCCTCGACGAAAGCAGCATCCTGAAATCATACGCAGGGCGCACGCGCGCTTTGATCCAGGAAGCGTTTGAAGCCACGCCTTACAAGCTGGCGGCAACCGCAACGCCATCCCCGAACGATCATACCGAACTTGGCAATCATGCCGAGTTTCTCGGGGTGATGCGCCAGCAGGAAATGCTCTCGAAATGGTTCATCAATGACACGTCGACGGCATCGCAGGAATGGCGTCTCAAGGGCCATGCCGTTGATGACTTCTGGAATTTCGTCGCGTCATGGTCGCGGTGCGCAACCCTGCCATCCGACCTTGGAGGGGATGATACTGGATATGTCCTGCATGATGTAGATCGCCGCATTCATGAGGTTGCCGCAGATCGGCACACGGATGTTGCCGATGGGATGCTGTTCCGCATCCCGGAAATGTCCGCGACCAGTTTCCACGCCGAAAAGCGGCTGACCATTAGCGAACGCTGCGAATTGGCGGCATCGCTGGCAAACCACGACAAGCCGGTCACGGTCTGGTGCGAGACGAATGACGAAAGCGCGCTGCTGGCGAAGCTGGTGGACGGAGCAATCGAGGTTCGCGGCGATCTGGACCCCGACGAAAAAGAGCGGCGGCTTCTCGGCTTTGCCAGCGGTGATTACCGCGCCATCGTCACCAAGCCGAAGCTGGCAGGGTTCGGCGTCAACTGGCAGCACTGCGCCCATGCAGTGTTTGCTTCGATTAGTTTTAGTTATGAGCAGCATTATCAGGCCGTGCGGCGGTCGCATCGGTTCGGGCAATCCGAGACGGTGCGCAATGACATCGTGATCGCCGATACGGAAGCCGTGATCTGGAACGTCATAAACGAGAAATCGAAAAAGCACGACGAAATGAAGCGCCGGATGGCCGACGCCATGCGCGCTGCGCAGTCGGAAGCATCCCGCCGCGTCAAATACGAACGCCCGCTTGAATTGGCGTTCCCCAACTGGATCAGGACGGAACAATGAAACAGCCGGAATACCAAGGGGCCGGATGGGCCATCCACAACTCCGATTGCATCGAGGGGATGTGGGCCATGCCGGAGGCGTCAATCGACTGCGCGGTATTCTCGCCGCCGTTCGGGGATTTGTTCGTCTATTCGGACAGCGAACGTGACTTGGGTAACGCTGGCGAAGGTCAGGCGTTCATGGCGCAATACCAATTCTTCGCCGAGGCTCTGACCCGCGTGATGAAGCCTGGGCGCATGGCCTGCGTCCACTGCACCGACCTGCCGACCCGCAAGGGAAAGCACGGGTATATCGGGCTGCAGGATTTCTCCGGCGATCTGATCCGTGCGCATGAGGCGGCCGGGCTGATCTACCACGGGCGTTCCACGATATGGAAAGATCCGGTTGTGGAGATGCAGCGCACGAAAGCCTTGGGCCTGCTCTACAAGCAGATCAGAAAGGACAGCACAATGAACCGGGTAGGGATGCCAGACTATATGCTGTTCTTCCGTGCTCCGGGTGACAACCCTGATCGGGTCGAACATTGTGCGCCGGGTGACACGAAAGAGGCCGTCCGCATCGCCAAGGCATGGCTGCACGAAATGCACCGCCTCGGGCTGGCGTCGGAAACCCCGACCGATGAACAAATCGCCGCGCTTCTGCCTCATGCGGAATTTGACGTTTACGAATGGCAGAAACTGGCATCGCCGGTATGGATGGACATTCAGCAGGGCAACGTTCTGAACCGCATGAAGGCGCAGAATGATGAAAAGCACGTCTGCCCGCTACAACTGGACGTGATCGAACGTTGCCTGAGGCTCTATTCAAAGCCCGGCGATGTAGTGATGGACCCGTTCAATGGCATCGGTTCGACTGGCTATCAGGCTGTTAAAATGTTCCGCCGCTATCTTGGGTTCGAATTGAAACCTGAATATGCGGCACAGGCGAACAAGAACCTGAAAGAAGCCGAGGCATCGGTCGGCGATCTTTTCGGGATTGCAGCGGAATGATCTGGTGTCTGGGAAATGCATTGTCTGCGGCCATGAAGGCCCTTTCGGCTTTGGGCTTCCCGGCCGTCGCTCGCAAAAACCCGAAGGACGAAGGGGCTATCTCTGGACCTGTCACAACCACCGACAGGCAGGCGAGGCAAGACGCGCTGCGGCTATCGGCGCTGGAATGCCAGATCGCGGCCATGAAGGCCATGAGCCGCCACGATCCGCGCCGGGGCCAACTGCGCAGGGCGATCTATTCGGCCCGCCATGACATGCTGAGGTTGAAATGAGGGTTGACCGCGAACGCCCGATCCACCTGGCCGTGCTGCACTATCTGCGGCTGAAATTCCCCGGCTGCGTGATCCACCACAGCCCTAACGAACTGGCCCTCAAAGGCCGTGAAGTTGCCATGCAGATCGCCAAGGCGAAGCACATCGGCATGGCCGTAGGGTTCCCCGATCTTGTCGCATTCACCAGCCACGGCGCGCTGTTTTTCGAGGTGAAGGCCGAGGGCAATTACCTGACGCCGGAACAAAAGGCCGTGGGCGAAAAACTCACCGCCGCCGGGTTCCGCCATGCCGTTGTTCGCAGCGTCGATGACGTTGACGAGGCGCTTGAAGCGTGGGGGGTGGAATGAGCATCCGCGTCATGGCCCAAGTCTGGGGCAATGGCCCGGCAGACCGATCAGAATTGCTCGTGCTTCTCGCGCTGGCTGATTTCGCGAACGACGAAGGTCGGTGCTGGCCGTCCATGTCCGGCATTGCGCAGAAGGCCAGGATCACCGAGCGCGGCGCGCAGAAGATCGTGCGCCGCCTTGAGGAAACAGGGTGGCTGAAAATCGCAACCGGCGGCGGGCGCGGGGGAAAGAATTCCTACCTCATAACGCCAAGAAACCCCGAACGGGAAACGGTGAATGCGGAAGAAAACCCCGAACGTGAAACGGTGAATACTGCGGAAACCCCGAACGGGGAAGCAATAAACCCCGAACGGCGGTTCACCCGAACCGTCATAGAACCATCAGAAGAAGAAGAACCCCTTTGTGTTCCCCCATCGAAAGGGAAGCCGCCGAAACGCGGATGCCAGTTGCCGGATGGATGGGTGCCGTCCGAGCGAAACGTGTCCGATGCCAAAAACCGCAATTTCTCAGACGAGGAAATCCGCCATGAAGCAGATCGGTTCGCTGATCACCACCGAGCGAGGGGCACCGTCTTCAAGGACTGGGACGCCGCTTGGAGAACGTGGATTGGCAACGCCCGCAAATTCGGAAGCCGTGGCGGCATGGCTGGCGCGCCGTTCCCCGGCGGATACGGACAAGGTGGCAGCATCGCGAGCATCGTCGCACGGCGTCGGGCTGAGGGTGCGGTTTGAAAGCCGGTATCCGTCCGGGCCGAACGGCGAGCGTGTTCCCAGCTACGAAATTGCCGTGGGGTGTGACGTTCGCGGCGAGCCTGAGCAGATCGAGGCGGCGCTGTCCGACCTGCGGAACTTCATGACACCCGCGCCGATACGGGAAATCGAGGGCTGGCTGGCGGAATTGTCTGTCATCGTCGCCCGCCGCCCGGATGACGCTTTTGCCGAGGAATTGAGGGTGTCGGCCTATGCGTCCCGTCTCAGCAGATACCCGGCCGATGTGGTGCGCCATGTCCTGCACCGGCTGACATACAAATTCTGGCCCTCATGGGATGAGTTGGAAAAACGCTGCGAGGCGATGACGGGGCCGCGCCGCCACATGATCGCCGCCCTTGAACGCGGGCCGGAACCGCAGGAGCCACAACGCCGCCCGGCGACGGCAGAGGAGCGGGCGAGGATACAGGCGATGGTTGATGAGTTGTTCTCCGGCCATTCTCAGGCGGATCGTGACGCGGCGGTTAATGAAGCCCTGCGCGGCGACTGCATGGTGCAGAAATGAGCCGGTATTCCTTCATGTCGTCGGTTCTTCAAACAGCAGGGGTTCCCAAACCCAGGGCGGATATAAACACGTTTGTCGTTTTCGTCGCGCGCCGCCACGGCGTTTCCCCGGCCCATATTTACGGCGACAGCCGCAGGCATGAATTCGTGCGCCCGAGGCAGGAAGTCATGTGGCTGGCGAACAAAGCCGGTCACTCAACAACGGCAATCTGCCGCGAATTGGGCCGGGATCACACCACGATTATTCACGGCATCAAGGCACATGAAAAACGGAGGGACATGAATGGATATGCGAACTGATAGGGCCGGAGTGATTGGCGAGATACTGCGCGCGTCCCTGAAAAGCACGGCTGCGGCTGAAAACCAGCGGATGTGGGAGAGGTTCGGCCGCACCAAATTCCTCTCGCGGCAGGAGGCCGCGGTGATGCGCGAAAACCGTTCGCGGGGCATTCAGGGGAACATTCTGCGCGGCATGAAACGCAGGGAACAGTTGCTGGCGATGATGGCAGAACGCCCAGTCACCATTGCCCAGGCGGCTGAGGCCATGGGCATCAGCGCGGAGAAAACGGGGCACCATCTGCGGGTTTTGCGGGGATACAAGCAAGCCAAGGTCGTCGGCAAAACCAAACGGTCGGAAAACATCTGGGGGCTGGCATGATCGTCACCATCGAACTCCCCGGCTCGCTGGCGCAGGGCTACCTGATTTCCGAGCGCGACGGCGTGGCCACCATCAACGCGAGCGGGTTGATCCTCACCGGACGCATCGTGCGGCGCGCCGGAAGGTGGCTACAGGCGCAAGCCGATGGTTCCGGCGGGGGTGATACCGGCGAAACCATAGACGGGCCGTCAGCGGCGAAAATTCGGGGGGTGCAGGAATGAACGTCACGCCGGAAATCGCCGCCGTCCTGTCGCGGCATGGCATCACGCCGCCGCCGCTGCACTCGGCCCGCACCACATGCCCGCTGTGCAGCCACACCCGCCGTAAATCGCGTGAGCGGTGCCTGCGGATACGCCCGTTCGACGGCTGGCTGGAATGGGAGTGCCGCCATTGCGGATGGACTGAGGGGGACGCGGTATGATCGCCGCCGAAGCCCTCGCCAATACCGCAATCGGCTTTCTAGCCTCATGGGCGGCAACGTGGCTGATCCTCGGCTATTCCCCGGCTGGATCAATCGGCGTCACCTGCATGTTCGCCGGACTGTCATTCACGCGGGCATATGTCCTGCGGCGCGTTTTCAGGAGGCGTGAATTGAGGCTGTGGAGCGAAGAATGAATATCCAGCCCACAAAAGGCCCGCGCAATCACGAGATGGCAACCGCCACATGCGATGAATGCGGGACGCAATCCAGCGTCAACGCCTCGCACGGTCACAGAAAAGGCCAGGTGAGGGGCGGGAAGCCCGTTCTTGTCCTGATGAATGAGGGGCAGGCGCTTTCAAAGCTGAGGCGTGTCGGGTGGGCGCTCGTGAAAAACCGCCTCTATTGCCCCGAATGCGAAACAAAACGCAAAATAGCAGAGGAACCAGAAATGTCGGTCAAAACAGAACCTGTCGTCATGCCGATCCGGCAACCGTCAATCGAGCAGCGCCGCCAGATCGTTGAAATGCTGGTCATCGCATACGACGGCAAGGCGCAGCGTTACAAAGGGCACGACACCGACAAAACAGTGGCCGAGGCGCTCGGCAACAATGTCATGCCCGGATGGGTGGCTGAAATCCGGGAGCAGAATTTCGGGCCTGCTGGCGGGAATGAGGAAATCGAGGCCATCCGGGCTGAAATCGTCGCACTCGAAAAGCAGACGGCTGAAAAAATGGCTGCGATCAAAAAGCGCATTGACGCGGTTTGTGTCGCAGTCGGGCCGAGGGCGCGCGCATGACAGAAATTGACACGCTCAAATCCAAGGCGGCGAAACAAACCACGGAAATCGCCCGACTGACGCAAAAGCTGGAACGCACGACGGCCGAGACGATCCGCCGCCGCCTGCTTCTCTCTGCGCTGAACGACGAACCCGGCTGGCGTGACGCTGCAATTCTGGAATTGGGGGTGCTGAGGTGAAAAAGCGGAAACTGAAATTCGGCAGCCGTCAGGGCCAATCCCGCGCGCCGATCACGCTGGCCCCCACAACCTGGGACATGGGGGCCGATGGCAAGGCAAACCGGCACGGGCTGGAACAGGAGGACGCGGTCGAAGTCGATCCCGAGACGGGCAAGAAGTCGAACCCGAACGGAATTGTAAGGATGCGCCGCGTGGACATGATCGAGGTGTGGCACCGCAAGCGCGTCATCTCGACGGACGGATACAACGCCGCCGAGAAACTCCGCGATGCATTCGAGCGCACCCAATGCGCCCCCGGCTGGCCCGAGGCCGAGCGGGTGGACAGCAGCCCGAAACCCGATCACGCCGTCACGATCCAGATCACGCGCCTCAGCCGCTACCATGCCATCGCGCGCTGCGTGCATCCAGACGACCGGGATATTCTGTCGGCCTGCGTCCTGTCCGGCGCAACCCCGGCAGCCCTGCGGCGATACAAGGGGCGCGCATATCAGGCCGGGCTGGAACACCTGCGCGATGCCCTCGACCGGCTGGCGTCGGCGCTGGCAAAAAAATAGCGGGCGGGTGCATTTTCCCCTTGCATCATGGGAAGGTTCCGAGCGGGAGATAGACAACGCCGCCGCGCTGCTGCTGCGCGCCTATCTCAACGGATACCGCCCCGACGACTGGCCGACACAGAATATGGGCCGTCAAACGATTGATGGTTGACGGGAAATCCAGATCGGGCTACGAATTGATTATCGAAGATTTCCGGGCTGTCCTCAAAAGGGCAGCCTTTTGCTTTACCGCGTCCCGAGCGGCGCGGTTTTTCCTTCCCCAGACACAGGAGGCCCGCCGCGCCAGCGCCGGGTTGAATGACATGGCAGCAAGGGGCCGCGCCCCCGGCTTCAAGATGCCGGACGAACACAGGACTAAAATCGCCAACTCCCGTATTCTCAAGCGCTTGATCCTATTTGCAGAGGGCGGTGAAGACAACGGCGCGAAGGTCGAAATGTCGCCGCACCAGGTGACGGCGAGCCTCGGCCTGTTGCGCAAAGTCCTGCCTGATCTGTCCAACGTCGAAATGAAGGGCGCGGGCGAGAACGGCGAATTCGTCATGCGGTTCCGGTTTGAATGACTTCCTCATTCGCAAATACCAGCAACCGTTCTGGAAGGCGTGGGTTCAAGACGGCAAGGATCGCCTGATCGAGATCGCGCACCGACGTTGGGGCAAGGACGAAATCGCCCTGCGCGCCACGATGGTCAAGTCGTATCAGCGCCCGGCGTCATACTGGCACTGCCTGCCACTCTACGAGCAAGGCCGTAAGGCGTTGTGGACGGCGGTCAACCCGCACACCGGAAAACGCAGGATCGACGAGGCATTCCCGCCTGAAACGATTGCCAGCCGCGACGAGCAGAGCATGTTCCTGCGGTTCAAGTGGGGCAGCACATGGCAAATCGTCGGTTCTGACAGGTTTGACAGCCTTGTCGGTGCTGGCGTTGCCGGTGTGGTGTTTTCCGAGTGGGCTTTGGCGAACCCTTCGGCCTGGGGCTACATCCGCCCGATGGTCGAGGAAAACAACGGCTGGGCCTCGTTCATCACGACGCCGCGCGGAAACAACCACGCGAAAGCCATGTATGACATGGCAAGGGGCAGTGACCGCTGGTTCGCGGAAGTCTCGACGGTTCATGACACCGGGGCGCTGACGGAACAGCAGATCGACGAGGCGCTTGCCGAATATCAGGTGCTGTATGGCGTCGACTTCGGCCGGGCCATGTTCGAACAGGAATACCTGTGCAGCTTCTCCGGGGCGATGATCGGTGCCTATTGGGGCGCAGAAATCAACCGCGCCGAACGCGAGGGCCGGGTAAGGGCAATCGGCATCGACTGGTCGCATCCGGTGCATACGGCATGGGACCTGGGCAAGGCGGTCAACAACCCGATCTGGTGTTTCCAGGTCATCGCTGGCCAGCCGCGCATCGTGGATTTCTACCGCCCCGATAGCGACGATCTGGCCGACTGGATCAAGTGGCTCGACGACAAGGGCTACAGGGGCAACGACTACGTTCCGCACGACATTCTTGTGACGGAATGGGGGTCCAAGCGGACGCGGTTCGAAACGCTGCAAAGCATGGGCCGCAAGCCGGTGCGGCTGCCGATGGTATCGGTGGCCGATGGCCTGCAGGCGGGCCGCACGACGATCAACGCGGCGGTGTTCGACGATAACCCGCGTGTGTCGGACGGCATCGAGGGGCTGAAAAACTACCGGCGCGATTGGGACGACGAGCGCAAGACGTTCCGCGATACGCCGGTGAAGGATTGGGCCGAGCATATCGGTTCATCGTTCCGGTATCTCTCGCTGGCATGGCGCAGCGTCGCCCCGCCGGTTGACAAGCCAAAGCTGCCTGACCGGCTGGAATACGCCGTGGAGCGTGACGGCACGATCCGGGGCAACATGGACGTGAAATCGGCGGTTGACGCGATGGTGCGGCGCAGAAGGGCACGGGAATAATGGCCGAATACACCGCCCAAGGGCTGCAGCAGATCGGCTCGAAATGGCTGGATCGCATCGCCGCCGCAGAAAAGCGCGAGGATCGGTGGATCAAGGACGCCGAGCGGGCCGAAAAGGCTTACCTCTGCGACACCTCGTCCAACGACATGCCGGAATTCAACATCCTGCATTCCAACGTCGAGACGATTGTGCCGTCGATCTACAACTCGACGCCGGTCCCCGACATCCGCCCGCGCCACAACAACAAGGACGGCGCTGCCAAGCTGGCGGGTGAAGTCCTTGAGCGGGCGATTGCCACGCAGATCGACGACAACCGCCTTGATGCGGAAATCGAGCGGTCGGCGCAGGATGCATTCATGGCCGGTCGCGGCGTGGTGCGCATTCGTTTCGACGCCGACGAAACGGCGGGCGGCGTTGCAAACGAGCGGCTGGTGTTCGAGGCGGTGCCGTGGTCTGCCTACCGCGAAGGTCCAGCCCGGCGCTGGTCCGATGTGCCGTGGGTGGCGTTCTGCCATTTCATCAGCAAGGAAGAGGCCGAGCGGATCGAGGATGACACGCTGGCCGAGGCGCAGCCGGAAGCGACCTTGGACGGCGACGATGACCGCGCTGTCTGGGAAATCTGGTGCAAGTCGTCTGGCCGCGTCTATTTCGTGGACCGCGATAGCCAGAAGGTGCTGGCAATCAAGGACGATCCGCTAGGGCTGTCCGGGTTTTTCCCGATGCCCGAGCCGATCCAGCCGATTACCGGCACGTCGAAGCGCACGCCGGTCTGCCCGTATACGGTATACAAGACGCTGGCCGAGGAACTGGATCGCCAGACGCGGCGCATCAACGGCATCATGAAGGGCCTGAAACTCCGGGGCATCATCGCGGCGGACGCAGCGGCGATTGAGAACCTGGCCGAGGCCGATGACAACGAACTGATCACGGTCGGCAATATCGAGAACCTCGTGGCGGCTGGCGGGCTGGAAAAGGCCGTCATGTGGTGGCCGGTGGACAAGGCAATTGCCGTGCTGCAGCAGCTCTACCTGCAACGCGAGCAAACCAAGCAGGCGATCTACGAGATTACCGGCATCAGCGACATCATCCGGGGGCAGGGCAACGCGGGCGAAACCGCCACGGCGCAGCAGATCAAGACGCAATGGGGCGCGCTTCGCATCAAGAAGATGCAGCGTCTCATTGAACGGCAGGTGCGGGATATTTTCGTCATCGCGGCGGAAATCATCAGCCGCCATTTCACCATCCCGACGCTGCAAAGCATGGCTGGGATTGAGATTGACCCGCAGACGCAGGCGCTTCTGCAAAGGCCTCTCGATCACTACCGGATCAACGTCGAAAGCGACAGCACGGTCAGGGCAGACCTGACCCGGAGCCGTCAGGAAATGGCCGAATTCCTGCAGGGCACGGCGCAATTCTTCTCGACGATGGCCCCGATTGTCGGGCAGGCCCCGGAAGCGGCTGGTCCGCTGGTGGAAATGTATGCGGCGTTTTCGCGGCAATTCAACCTTGGGAAACAGGCCGAAGACGCGCTTGAGAAATTCGCGGACATGGCAGCGCAAGCCGCCTCGCAGCCGCGTCCGAACCCCGAGGCCGAGGCAAAGCAGGCTGAAATGCAGTCGAAACAGGCCGAAATGGGCCTGAAACAGGCCGAACTGCAGATGAAGGGCCAGGTCGAGGCGGCGAAGGTGCAACTCGACAAGGAAAAGCTGGACCTGGACAAAGCGCGGTTCGGTCTGGACGTGGAGTCGCGGCGGGCCGACATGCAGGCCCGTTCGGATGAAGCGGCCGGGCAGATGGCACAGGGTCAGAACGTGCTTGCGGGCATGGTGCAACAGGCTTTCGTGCCGATCCTGGAGGAAATCCGGGGCGGAAATCAGGCGCTTGCGGGTCTGATCCAGCAACTCGGCATGGCTCTGCAGCAGGGCAATTCGTCGATTGTCGCGGCCATGACCGCGCCGAAACGGGTGATCAAGGACGCGAACGGCAGGCCCGTCGGCGTCGAAACCATTCTCAACTGAGGGCTGAAACATGGCCACTGGCAGCAAGATTGCCGACTGGATCGAGAACCTCGGCACGGTCGTGAACATGTCGTCTGACACGTTCAAGGTCGCATTGTCGAACACCGCACCGGCATCCGAGGCGAGCAACCCCACGGCCACCGGCAACGGGGTTCTGGCGAACGTGACGCAGATTTCCTACACCAACTACACCGACACGCTGACCGTGGACCGGACGCTGGAAAGCGTGACCTGGGCCGAGACGGGCGGGGTGACGAAGTTTGACGCGGGCGACTTCACCATCACGGCCTCGGGCGGTTCGATTGCGACCTTCCGGTATATCTACGTCTATGACGACACGCCGACTTCGCCCGCCGATCCGCTGGTAGGGGTGTGGGATCACGGCTCGGCAATCACGCTGACCACGGGGCAGACGGCGACGATCACGCTGAACGCCAACGGGCTGTTTACCGTCACCTGATAGATGGCTATCTCCGGCCACACGTCGCCACAGCTTGTCATCAACTCGACAAGCAACGTCCAGAACTACTCCGGTAACGCGACGGTCGGATCGTCATCCGATCTGGTCATCATCAAGGTCCAGGCGTGGGATGCCAACGCGCTTGAAGACCCGGCGAACTGGACGGTAACGCTCGGCGGCGGGTCGGCGCTGACGCCCACGGCGACGGGCTTCAATGCCGGGATTGACTTCGCGGTCGCGGTTTATGAAGTCACGTCGCCGCCGACCGGAACGCCTGCGGTCGCGGTCGATCTTGGCGGCGCGGGCCGGGGCTGCCAGACTCTGGTGTGGGTGATTTCCGGGTATGATACCGGGACGCCGGTAGCCGGGCGCGGCGTATCCACGTCCTATTCCTCGGATGTGGCAACGCAGGCATTCACGCGCACGACGACGGCGGATAACAACGTCCTTCTGTCCATGTTGGGCGTGCGGGAAACCGTCACCACGTCCGAATTCAGCATGACGGGCGGGACGCTGATTTCTGCGGCGAACACCGGCACCGGGGACACGTCGGACATTACCTGCGCCTATGGCTACCATGTCGTAGCCACGGCAGGATCAACAACCGACACCTACAACTGGACGGACACCGGCCGGGCGCATGTCGCCTGGGTTGAAATCAACGTCGCCACGGCAAGCGGCACGTCGGTCAATCTCGACACGCTGGCATATACGGAGACGGTCAACAGCCTGACGGCGCAGGTCGATACGCCGGTCGCATTCGACACGCTGGCATATTCCGAGGCGCTTCCAGACCTTACAGCGGCGGTCAATACGCCCGTCGCGCTGGATAGCCTCGGCTATACCGCCAGCCTGCCGGATATGACGCTGGCGGTCCCGGCCGTTGTGGCGCTCGACAGCCTGTCCTACGCCGCGTCCCTGCCGGATGTGAGCGTTTCGACGGGCACAACGGTTGCGCTCGATGCTCTGTCCTATTCGGCAAGCCTGCCGGATGCGACGGCCACGGTCGGAACGCCGGTTGCACTGGACGCACTTGCCTATTCGACGGCCCTGCCGGATGTGGGCGTTGCCGCAAGCGCGACGGTCGCGCTCGACACGCTGGAATACACCGCAGCCCTTCCGGATGTGGTCCTGTCCACCGGAACGCAGGAACAGCCGGGCGGCTGGCTACCGATCAAGTATGTGGACCGCGACGGCAATGTCGTCGATCTGGACGACGTAGAGGAGGCGGTCGAGGAAATCGCGGAAACGGCCCCTCCGAAGCGCCGGGCAGATCTGCGGCGCATATCGGACCGCGTCATTGCGGCGCTGGGCAGGCAGGAAGCCCCGAGGCGCGACGACGTCCGGCTGTTGCGGCGGGCGCTGGCGGAACGGGAAGCGGCGCTTGATGCCCTGAATGCGGCCATCCTCGCGCAGCAGCTTCTTGACGATGAAATCACGGCTCTCTTGCTGGCGGCATGACATGGCAATCTATGTGTATGACAAGGCCCTCGGGGTCATGGTGGACAAGGTGACGCGTGAACCGATGGTTTCCGGCCCGTGGCAGCCGGTCACGCCGCGCGTGTGGTCCGATCTTCCGGCCTATCGTAGCCCGGTTGACGGAAGCATGATCGAGGGACGCCGGGCGCGCCGGTATGACCTTGAAAAAAACAACTGCGTTGACGCGAACGACCTGCCGTCGCCCACGGGCGGGCGTCTGAAAAACGAAGCCTTCGCCAAGAAGCACGGGCTTCAACACCTTCTCGGGTAAAACAAGGGACATTCACATGACCGACACGACCGCGCCAGCGCTCGTGGCTGATGAAGCCATGCCGGACGCCGATCTTTCCGCCGCTTTTGACCGGATCACGGCCGACGACCCCATCGAAGACGCCGAACAACCGGCCACTGAGGCGGAAGCCGCGCCGGAACAGCCCCAGGAGCCGGAGCAGGAACCGGCGCCGACCGACCTTCCGGCCGGGGTGAAAACGGCATGGGCATCCCTGACGCCGGAAGCGCGGGAAGCCGTCACCAATTCGCACCGCGAAATGTCGCGCAAGCTGGCGGAACAGACCCGTTTCGTGAACGGCCTCGGGCCGATCAGGGACGTTCTGGCGCAGGCGGCGCGGGAAATGCCCAATCTGGCCAATATGCGGCCGGAGCAGGTCGCGGCGGAAGTCATGTCGCTGGCAAAGGTGTCGCGCGACTTCGCGGAAAAGCCGGTCGAGACGCTTCTCGGGCTGGCAAAGAAGCATGGCATGGAAAACGCGCTTCGGCAGGCCCTCGGGGACGCGCCGCAAGACGCATCGCAGGCAATCGCCCTGCAAAACGAGATAAGCGCGCTGAAACAGCAGCTACAGCGCGTTTCCGACCCGGAATATGTCCGGTCGCAGGTGTCGGCGGTGTCGGCCGAAAGGCAGATCATCGACGAAGTCACCGCATTCGCGCAGGGTGCGGAGCATTGGGCGGAAGTGGAGAACCACATTCCGTCCTTTGTGCCGATCATGCGCGAAAAACTCGGCCAGAACGCCTCCGCCAAGGACGTGCTCGCGGCTGCCTACGATGCTGCACTGACGATCTACCTGCCAGACGTGAAGGCTCAGGCGCAGGCCGCTGCAACAGCCGCCCAACCCGACCCTAAGACCGAAGCAGCGTTGAAAGCCAAATCCGTAAACGTTCGGGCAACGGCGAGCGGGGCAACCCGGGTGATGACCGAGGATGAAGTCCTTTCGGCAGCCTTCGACCGCGCCCACAGGAAATAAGGACACTGACAGATGGCTACGCCCTCTACCGTGTTCACGGAACTGGTGACGACCACCCTTCGCAACTCGGGGACGGAAGTCACGGACAACGTGAGCAACAACAACGCTCTTCTCAATCGCATGAAGAAGAAGGGCAACATCAAGTCGTTCAGCGGCGGCTATGAAATCCAGGAGCCCCTGGATTATGCCGACAACGGCACGACCCAACGCTACACCGGGTATGAAAGCCTCAACACCTCCGCCTCGGACGTGCTGACCTCGGCCAAGTACCCGCTGCAGCAGATCGCCATGCACGTCACCGCCTCGGGCCGCGAACTGCGCCTGAACTCGGGCAAGCAGGCGATGATTGATCTGGTCAAATCGCGCAAGAAGAACGCCATGCGTTCGGCGGCGAACTTCTTCGCGGTCGATATCTACTCGGACGGCGCGCTGTCCAACCAGATCAACGGCCTCGCCAACATCATCCAGACCAACGGTCAGGGGACGGTCGGCGGGATCGACTCGGCAACGTGGACCTTCTGGCGCAACCAGTTCAAGGAAATGACGGGCACGAACCTCGCTGCCTCGCCGTCCACCACGAACGCCGCCAGCATGAAGGCCGACATGAACGCGCTCTGGCTGTCGCTGGTGCGTGCGTCCGACAAGCCCGACCTGATCGTGATGTCGCATGACTTCTATGCGCTTTACGAACTGGGCGAGCAGCAACTGCAGCGATACGCCGACGCCGACATGGCGAAGGCGGGCTTCAACAGCCTGAAGTTCAAGAACGCGGACGTCATCTTCGATGACAACACCAACTTCTCGACCACGGCTGAAAAAGCCTACTTCCTCAACACCGACTACCTGTATCTGGTGCAACACCCGGATGCGCAGTGGACGATGGACGAGGAGAAGAAGCCCATCAACCAGGATGCGATAGTGATCCCGCTCTACTGGATGGGGAACATGGTCTGCACCAACCGGTCGCTGCAAGGCGTCCTGTTCGACGCGGCATAAGGAGGGACGGAAATGGGTATCTACTCCGGTGCCAACCTGACGGCGACCTACACGGCGCTGACGGAAGGCAATACCCCCGCGCTGGGCGATATCGCCTTCGTCGGGGCCAAGGTCTACAAGTTCGTTCAATACAAGACCGCTGCGGGTTCCGTCGCGGCTGTTGCGGGCAACGTGGCCTATTACTACGCCCCGAGCGGGGTTTCGGCGGGTTCGGCGACCGCCGTCACGTCCGACCTGTCGGACAGCGCAGGTCTTGGGGCTGGCGTTCTGCAGTCGGCCCCGGCGAACAATGAGTATTGCTGGGTGCAGATCAAAGGCCCGGCCACGCTCAACACCGCCCTGACCGCTGGTGGCGACGGCAACGCGCTGACGCCGGTCGGATCGACGGACGGCACGCTCGACGTGTCGGCGCTCGTGACGGATGCGATCTGCGCCTACGCGATTGATGCGTCGGCCAAGATCGTGATGTGCGATTTCCCGTGGTGAAAACCGGGCGGGGCTGTCATGGCCCCGCCTTTCCCTCTGGATCAATGAAAGACGGAAAATGTCAGGCATTCGCGTGATTGAATTCAAGACCGAATACAGTGGCGACCGGGCGACCGATATGGTCCTTCTGGCCCCTGCCGGTGACAACTTCGACAAGGTGCGCACATGGCACCGGGTCGAAAAGCTGCGCCCGCCCAACTGGGATGAAACCAAGCGGGCAAGCCTGACCTATCAGGCGATGGCAGCGCGCTGGGATGTTGTCGGCCCCGCCTATGACGCGTGGCGCGTCGGCAATGCCGTCCCCGAGACGGGCACCCCGCTCGGCGCGTGGTCTGGCGTGACGCAGGATCAGGCGGCGCTGCTGCGCGGCATGGGCATCCTTACCGTGGAGCACGTCCGCGATATGGGCGAGGGCGCCTTGACGCGCCTGCCGTTCCCCGGCGCGCGGCAACTGCCGAAGCTGGCGGGCGACTTCCTGTCCGGCCGGGATGCCGCCGACAAGGACCGCCAGATTGCTGAAATGCAGGAACGCATGGCGGCGATGGAAGAAATGCTTGAAGCCTCGCAGAAACGCGGCCCCGGCCGTCCGCGCAAGGATGAAGCCGCATGACACTGGTGACGGAGGCGCTCGACCGCATTGCGCGGCAATGTTCGATCACGGCTCCGTCAAGCTGGCTGACGGCGACGGAAGATCAGCATGTCGAATTGCGCGACGATTTCATGCTTGAAGCCGTCGATGACATTCTGGAGCGGCTCGACCTGCCGTCCCCGATTGGCGCGCAGACCACGATTGCGGGGGATGGGTCCGCGACCTATTCCCTGCCGTCCGACTTCAAGCGGCTCGCCCGCGACCGCATGGCTGTCTATGACACGACGCAGGACAGGATCGTCCACCCCGTCACGACGGACGGGGCATGGACGGACCTGACGGACGTTGGCCCCGGTGCCGAACGGTTCTACCGCCTGACCGGCTACGACGGGGCGTGGTCCATCACATTCGAGGATGCGCCTTCGTCGGGCACGTCGATTGTGGTCAGCTATGTCTCGAAAAACTGGCTGGTCAACGGCACGGCCAAATCCGACCTGACCGACCCCGCCGACGTGCTGCTTCTGCCGCGCAGGGTCATCGAGGCAGGCACGGTATGGCGCTGGCGGGAACGCCGCGGCCTGCCGTATCAGGACAAATACCTGGAATACGAAGCCCTCATTGCCCGGCTGTCGAATGACACCCGTGGGCGCAGGGTTGTCAACCTTGGCGAGCGGAAGGCAGTTCGCTGGCAAGACAACGTCCCGAATACAATCCCGAGTTAATCATGCTGCACCGCGCCGCGACACAGAACCGCGTCCCCGTGACGCGGGACATGGCGTTTCCTGCGCCCGTAAAGGGCTGGGTGCAGTCTGGCAACATCACGTCCGCGCCGTCGGATCAGGCGGAAGTGCTGGATGACTTCTTTCCGACGGCTCAGGGGGCGAGGCTGCGCGGCGGGTCTTCGGCCTATGCCGACATTGGATCTGCAGTCGTGCGGCTGATCGTGCATTCGGCCGGTTCTGACATTTTGTGGGCGGCGACGGCTTCCGGGCTTTACAACGCGGATAGGATCAACGGCGGCGGCGCGGTGTTTGCAGACGTGGCCGGGCTTGGCTCCGGCGACTGGTCGGCGGCGCAAATCTCGAACGCCTCAGGGCAGTATACCGTCGCGGTCAACGGCACGGATCATGCTCAATACTACAACGGCACGGCATGGCAGCCGATCACCACGGCGGCGGTTAACAACCTCTCCTACGACGCGCTGGTGACGGCTTTTGCCGTGGGCCAGACGGTCACGGGCGGCACGTCGGGGGCTTCGGCTACTATCGTCGGGATCACGCAGGCCAGCTCCACCACGGGCACGCTGCGGCTCGGGGCCATCACGGCGGGACCGTTTCAGGACAACGAGGCGCTGACCTCGGCAACCGGCGCGGCGACGGCGAACGGCGCGTCCTCGGCCGGGTCGGCCATCACCATCACCGGCATTGCCACGGCGTCCCTGTCGCAAGTCTGGCTGTTCAAGGAACGGCTGTTCTTCGTCGAGAAAAACAGCCTGTCGGTCTGGTATCTGCCGGTAAAGTCCATCGGCGGCGCGGCGACGGAAATCGACCTCGGGGCGGTGTTTCGCAAGGGCGGAACCCTGATGTTCGGGGCGACGTGGTCGCTCGACAGCGGGTCCGGGCTTGATGACGTGTGCATCTTCGTCTCGACCAACGGCGAGATTGCGGTTTACCAGGGGACGGACCCGGCATCGTCCAGCACATGGGCGCTGACCGGCGTTTACGACATTGCGCCGCCTCTCAACAAGCACGCCTACTTCAAGGCAGGCGGCGATCTGGCGATCCTGACGGATGACGGGATCATCCCGGTTTCCGAGGCTCTGAAAAAGGACCGGTCTGCCCTGCAGGCCGTGGCGATCACCTATCCTATCGAGGATGCATGGAAGGCCGCTGTTGCCAACGCAACCACGGCATTCCCGGTCACGGCAACGCTCTGGCAGCCGCAATCGCTGCTGCTGATCGGCGTTCCGGGGGCTGACAACGTGGCCTATGTCGCCAATGCCCGCACCGGGGCGTGGTGCCGCTACACCGGATGGGATGTTCGGTGTGGTGCTACGGCAAACGGGCTGCTGTATTTTGCCACCAATGCCGGGCTTGTGATGGAAGGCGAGACGGGCGGCAACGACAACGGGGCGCAGTATACCGGGAAATACGTCCCGAAATTCACGACGGCCGGTTATCCGGGGCTGAAGATCGTCAACCATGCGGCCGCGACGTTTTCGTCGAACGGAACGCCGACGTTCAAGATGATGGGCCTGTCGGATTACTCCGTTCCGTCGATTTCCGCACCGAACGCCATGACGACGGACGAAGGGTCGGTTTGGGGAACCGGCGTTTGGGGCACGTTCGTGTGGGGCGGGGCGAGTTCGACGCAGGTTTACACCGTGTGGAAGGGCATCCGGGCGGCGGGCCATGCTGTTTCGCACGCCTTCCTTGTGACGTCGAACCAGCAACCGCTTCCGATGCTGGAAATCCTCGCCACGCGGATCAGGTATGAAGCCGCCGCTGCGCTATGAGTTTTACCGCGCAACCGACCCAAGATCACGGGCCGTCGCGCAGTGGATTTCCGACAGAATACCGGGGTGCGGGCGCGGATGGGATGCCTGCGTAGCCCTTCGGGTGTTCAGGGAAGAGACGGTCGGGGCCGTAGTTTTCCACGACTGGAACCCCGAAGCTGGGGTCATGTGCATGTCGGCTGCCGGGTCGGACGGGTGGCTTTCCAGACCCATCCTGAAAGCGATGCACGCGTATGTTTTTGACGATGCCGGGTGCCAGTTGGCAGCCCTGCAGGTTTCCGAAAGGAACCATCGGATGCGGCGTATAGCGCTGGCCTATGGCTACCGCGAATACGTCATCCCCCGCTTGCGTGGCCGAGACGAGGCCGAATGCCTGATGACGCTGTCAGACGATGACTGGCGGGCGTCAAGATTTCACAAGAGGTAGGCCATGGGCAAACCCAAAGCCCCCGCTCCCCCCGATCCCAAGGAAACGGGGGCGGCGCAGACCGGAACGAACATCGGCACCGCCGTTGGCAACAACGTCATGGGGATGGTCGATCAGGTCACGCCCTACGGGAACATGAACTACACCCAAACCGGGACGTATACCTACAAAGACCCCTACACCGGCAAGTCCTACGAACTGCCGCGCTACACGGCGACGACGACACTTTCCGCAGGTCAACAGGGGCTGTTGGATCGCAACACGCAGACGCAGACGAACCTTGCCGATCTGGCGGTCGAGCGGTCGGACTTCCTGAAGGACTATCTCAAGGGCACGGAAGGGTTGACGGACCAGATCGACAGCAAGCTGTATGATCTTGGCAGGCAGCGGCTTGACCCGAGGTTTGCCGACCAGAGGAACGCCTTGCATACGCGGCTGGCGAACCAGGGGATTACGCCCGGATCGGAAGCCTACAACCGCGAAATGCAACTTCTCGGCCAGAATGAGAACGACGCTTACAACCAGTTGATGTTGACCGGGCGCGGGCAGGCCATGACCGAGGTCAACAACCCGATCAACCAGATTACCGCGCTTCTGAGCGGTTCGCAGGTGACGCAGCCGGGCGTTTCGATGGCACAACCGCAGGGGGCGGCGACGACCGACGTGGCCGGGCTGATCAACCAGAACTACAACCAGCGGCTTCAGGGCTGGCAGCAGCAGGTTGCGCAGCAGCAAAGCCTTCTGGGCGGGTTGTTCGGGCTGGCGGCGGGGGGATTGTCGGGGGGGTATTTCTGATGGCCTTCATTTTCGGCGGCAACACCCCGTGGACCTATGAGCAACTGCAAAGCAAGCGGCGGATCGCGGAAGAACTCATGGCGGCGAACATGGGCACGCCGCGCAACGTGGGCGAGGGGCTGACGGCCATTGGCCGGGCCTTGGCCATTCGCGGCATCAACAAGAAGGCCGACAAGCGCGATGCCGAACTAAAAGGCGAATACGACACCGCGCGCGGTGCTGTGCTGTCCGCGCTGATGGGCGGCGCCCCGGGGGCAGCCCCAAGCATGGCCGCGCCGGGCATAACTGCCCCGGTCGATCCCAACAGCCCGCAAGGCGTGGCGAATGATACCATGAAGGCACTCGGGAAGGCACCCGACTTCTCCGCTCTGGAAGCCCAATACGGGCTGCCTGCCGGATACCTCGAACGGACGGCCATGATCGAAAGCGGCGGTAATCCGAACGCACAAAACCCCAATTCCAGCGCCGGGGGCATGTTCCAATTCATCGACAGCACGGCCAAGCAATACGGGCTGACCGACAAGACCGACCCGCTCGCCTCGGCGGATGCCGCTGCGCGGCTGGCGGCTGACAACAGGGCCTATCTGGCAAAGGCACTCGGGCGGGAGCCCACGGCGGGCGAGTTGTATCTCGCGCACCAGCAAGGCGCGGGCGGGGCTGCCAGGCTTCTCGCGGCGGGGAATGCCCCTGCCGCTTCGGTTGTCGGCGGCGATGCCGTCGGGCTGAATGGCGGCAACGCTGGCATGACGGCGGCGGATTTCGCTGGCAAGTGGACCGGCAAATTCGGTGAAACCGTCCAGCCTGCGAACGCCGACATCGGCACGATTGCCGATCTTCTGGCGAACCCCTACGCCACTCCGGGCGACAAGGCGATCCTCGGTGCGCTCCTGCAGCAGCGCATGGACGCCGCCGATCCCATGAAGCGGATCGAGATGGAGCGGGCGCAGCTTGAACTTGAGGCGCTGCGCAACCCGCAGGCGAAGGACACCCGGACGGATGACATCCGGGAATACGAGTTTGCGCGTTCGCAAGGCTATGACGGCACATTCCAGCAATTCATGACCGACATGAAGAAAGCCGGGGCGGCTACGCAGACTGTCAACGTCGGGGATGGCGCACCGGGGCTTGGCAAACTGTCTACCGATTACGGTTATATTCTTGACCCGGTAACGAGGCAGCCCAAGATCGACCAGAATACGGGCCTTCCGATGGCAGCGCCCGTCCCCGGGTCACCCGCTGCAATGGAAGTCGTTCAGGGCCAGAACAAGGCGGCGGCGGCGAATAGCAACGCCATGGTTGCTTCCGATATCGTTACCACGGCGGCGGATCGGGCGCTTAAAGCCGCGAAAAACCGCAACTTCGGGGCGGCGGGGACAAGCATCGTTGGCATGTTGCCGTGGACGGATAGCGCCGAAGTGATGGATCAGGTCGACGTTCTGAAAGCCCAGGCGTCGATTGAAAACCTGACCGCCATGCGTGAAGCCTCACCGACTGGCGGCGCGCTCGGCAGTGTTACAGAACGCGAACTGAAGATCCTTCAAGACAAATCCGGGCGGCTCAACCCGAACAGTCCGAACTTTGAACGCGATCTGGCGGATTACACCCGGCAACTTCTGCGCACGATCCACGGCGATCAGGCGGGCGATGAAATCTTCCGTCAGACGTGGAAGGGGCAGATTGATCAGCCTGCGCAGGCACAACCGGCGCAGAAAACGACCGGCCCTGCACAGATCAGCGACGAGGCGGGGTATGAAGCCCTGCCGTCTGGTGCGGAATTCATCGGCCCGGATGGAAAACTGCGGAGGAAGCCGTAATGGGCTGGATGGACGCGCCGGAAGTCAAGCCGAAGGCAAAGTGGGAAGACGCCCCGGAAGTCGGGCAACCTGTCATCGCCACCACACAGGACGGCGGTAAGGTTTACAGGATGCCGGATGGCAGTCTGGCGTTTTCCAGCCCCGGCATGGCAACGACGAACCCTGATACCATTGCGAAGATAATGGAAGGGGCAACCCCTGCCGATGCTTCGACATACGGCAACGTTTCGGAAGGCGGTCGGCTTGGGACCGCGATGCGTTCTGGACTGCAGGGCCTGACATTCGGCGGCGGGGATGAAATCGTCGCGGCTGGCGCTGCCATGCTTGGCCCCAACAGTTACGACACCGAACTTGAGCGGGAACGGGCACGCCTTGAAAAAGGCCGGGACAAACACGGCGCAACGTCCGCGATTACGGAAATTGCAGGGGCGCTCGCGGTCCCTCTCGGGGCTGCGAAGATGGCTGGCAGCCTGCCGATGCGAATGGCGAAAAGCGCCGGTCTTGGCGGCGCGCTGAGCGGGGTTTATGGCTTTCTGTCTGGCGAAGGCGGGGCGGGGGACAGGGCCGACGCCGCTCTTGACAGCGCCAAGTGGGGTGCGGGGATCGGTGCGCTTATCCCTGTCGCCGGAAGCGCGGCGCAGAAGGTCATGGATCGCCGCGCGGCGTCCAAGGCCATTTCGGCCGGGGGGCGCAACGCGCCTACGGCGGAAGCCCTGCGCGCTCAAGGCCAGGCTGCATACAAGGCCATTGATGAAGCCGGGGTGCAGATCAATCCCGCCGACTTCAAGTCCAAGGCCGACGATATCGTCGCGGCGCTTCGCCAAGGCGGGCTTGATGAAGGCGGCGGGGCCTTGAACCTGACCCCGAAGTCGTCGCGCGTGGCCGACATTCTGACGGATGCGGGGCAAACAAACAGCCCTATCCCGTTCAGCACTCTCGACCAGATGCGCCGCAAGGCAGGGGTCGCCGCTTCTGATGTGCAGGGATTTACCGGGCGTCCGACGCTGGATAGCAAACTTGGAACGGAAGTGATCGGCGGGCTTGATGACTTTGTGCAGAACCTGACGCCGGGGCAGGCATCAGGTGACGTGGAAGCCCTGAAAACCCTGATCCCGAAGGCGCGCGATCTGTGGTCGCGCATGTCCAGAAGCCAGATTGTCGAGGATGCAATCGACGCTGGAAAGGAAAACTACCTGTCTGGCGCTTCAAGCGGCATCAGGAACCAATTCAAGCGTATCCTTGGAAACCCGAAGTTGTCGCGTGGGTTTTCAGAGGCGGAAATCGCGGCGATGCGCCGTGTCGTGAACGGTTCCGTCCCAGAGCAAATCCTGAACCTTCTTGGCGGCGGTCTTGGGCAGTTGACCGCAATAACGGGCGGGGCCGCGACCGGGCCGATGGGCTTCTTCGCTGGCACTGCGGCGGCGGCGGGGCTTCGCAAGGCAGCAGAAGCCGCAACGACGCGCCGGGCCGAAATCGCGCGGGCGCTGATTGCGAATGGTCAGTTGAAAAACCTGCCGGTTGCGAACCCGCAGACGCGGGCAATCATTGAGCAGCTAATGCGGCAAGGAACGGCGGCAGGCCTTCAGAACTGAGCAGCGCGCCAAGGACGACAATGATAGGGGCAGCAAGCCCCGCGTAAACGATCCACGGAATATCGCTTTCATCGCCAAACCGCGCGGCCTTGCTCATCGACCACAAGAACGCTGCCGTCAGAACGTTCCCGATGAAAACGCCAGCAATAATCGTATCCACCTAATCCCTCCCGTCTCGGAAGGGCAATCATACACCTCAACCGGAACGAAGGCCAGAAGGCCATCGCGTTACATCAACTCCGACCGCCCCACTGTCCGGGGGCGGCGCGGGAAGCCATTTCTTGGACAGGGAGGCTACCATATCGAGGAACGGCTCAGGGGTATATTCCCTTCCAGCGGGGTCAACCGTAGCGAACGGCGACATGTCGGACGCGTCCGACATCAATGGCCCTCTGGCCGATCTTGAGGCGGATGCGAACGTCGCGCGCCCCATCGTCGCCGGGGGCACGGGGGCAACGACGGCTTCTGCCGCGCGGACGGCCCTCGGCCTTGCCATCGGCACTGACGTGCAGGCTTACGACGCCGGGCTTGCCTCCATTGCCGGTCTGACGACTGCGGCCGACAAGATGATCTACACCACGGCGGCGGATACCTATGCCGTGGCAAGCCTGACGGCGGCGGCGCGCGGGCTTCTCGACGACGCGACGGTCGCGGACATGCGGGCAACTCTGGCCGTGGGTGACAACGTCAACAACACATCGACCATCCAGACGGCGGACGCGAACAACTGCACCGCCAGCGGGTTTTACCGCCTGCAGAGTTCTTGCGCGAACCTGCCGGAAGCCGGGTTCTTCGAAATGCTCGTGCTGGCCCCGAACGGCACGGAAATTGCGCAGATCGCGGCCAAGACCACCGGGGCCAGCACATGGCGCAGGGTTCGCACGGGCGGATCGTGGACGGCGTGGGTGCAGATGACGGACTCCGGGAACATCGCGTCGATGCTCAACGCGTCCGGCTCGGCCCCGATCTACGCCCCGCGCGCATGGGTGACGTTCAACGCCTCGACGGGAACGCCGACGATATTGGCGAGCGGCAACGTATCCAGCATCACCGATAACGGCGTGGGGGATTTCAAGATCAACTTCACGACGGCGATGGCCGACGCGAACTTCGCCGTTTGCGGTGCGTCGTCGGAAGGCGTTGCAGGTTCCCATACCGGATGGGACGTGACGGCCCGCCTCGCCGGAAGCGTCACGATCACCGTTGGCGTCGGCACCACGGAATACGACACCGATTATGTCTCCGTCATCGTCCTGAGGTAATCCATGGCCTGCATCGTCTACCACAACCCCGCCCTGCATGTCGTCTACCCCGCGCCGGGCGTGACCATCGAGGAAGTTGCGGCGAAGGATATTCCTGCCGGTGTGGCGTGGGAAATCGCCCCTGACAGACCGTCCCGCGACCACGACTGGCAGGGCGGGCAATGGGTATATGTCGCCCCTGCGCCGGTTGTGCCTGCCCATGTGACGCGGACGCAATTCTGCCTCGCGGCCAAGGGCTACGCGCTTCTCAGCCCGGCGGATGCGATTGACGCGGCCAAGGGCGGATGGCCTGCGGCATTCACCGCTGCCCTGTCATCCATGCCTGGCATCGACGTGGCCGACGCCCAGATCGTGTGGGCTGCGGCGACGGAAATCCACCGCGCGCATCCGATCATGGAAGCCATGCGGGCCTATCTGCAATGGACGCCGGAACAGATGGACGCCTTTTTCACCGACGCCGCAAGCCTCTGAAAGGCCAGAACATGACCCTACTCGACGACCTGAAAGCCCTGATCGCCAAATACGACGCGCCGGTCGAACCGGTTCCCGTTGAGCCTGCGCCGGTTGACACATCGCCTGCTGATCCCGTCCCCGCGCCTGCCATCATCGGCGGCAAGGTCGCGGTGGACGGGCAAGACCTGCTCGCCAAGCTGGCATCCGCCGTTGACGGGGATACCATCGGCCTCGCGGACGGCGGGGAATTCGGCGCGCTGACCATCAGCAACATCCGCAAGCAAGTCACCATCGAAGGCTCGGCCCATTTCGACGCCCTTAAAATCAAGTCCTGTTCCGGCCTGACCTTCCGCAGCTTTCTCGTTCACCCGACGACGCAGCCGATCATCGACCCGAAGGTGAAGGGCTTCAATATCACAATCGACCGGAACTGCTCCGATCTGGTGTTTGACGACGTCCAGATGCAAGGCCGGATCGACGCGCAGGATTGGGTCAACTGGACCTTCCAGGACTGGACCGATTGGCGCATGGGCGCGCTGTGGTCAGAGGCCCCGCGTGTGACCGTGACGGGCTGCAGGGCCATCGGCGTGCAGATGGGCTACATGATGGCCGGGAAGGAAAACCAAATCCTGAACAGCGTGGTTTACGGCTTCTCGGACGACGGCGCGCGGCTGTGCGAAGACAATTCGTCTGCCATCGGCAACATCATCACCGACCGCGTGAAGATCAACGAGGATCACCCTGACGGCATTCAGGTTTTCAAGACTTCCGGCCTGCTTTCGGGCCTGACCATCACCGGCAACACGATCCGCGAACGGACACAGAATATCAATCCGGCGCTCAGGACGCACCTGCAGGGCATCTGTGGCCATAATGGCCCTTATGCCGGTGTGAACGTCACGGGCAACACGGTCGAGACGACTTCGACGCTCGGGGTTTCGTTCAACAACGTCGATGGGCTGCTGATCGACGGCAACAACTGCACCCACACGGATAAAGTCTGGGGGAAATACCCGTCGATCCGCGTCACCAACTCCCCGAACTGGACGGTGACGAACAACGTCGCCCATACCTATATCCTGCCCTCGGGAACGTGGATCATGAAGCCCGCGCCCGGCAACTCCTGCCCGGTGTATGCGTGATGGACGCTTACGCCCCCTTCATGGTGATCGGCTTCACGGCTGCGGCGTGCGTTGCGGCATGGCGCGGCTGGTATCTCGCGGTCGGCGTTTGCTCTGTCGCCGCGATGGCAACAGCGGGGATGATTTATGGCTGAGACACGATACCTTTACCCACACCGAAAGCGCATGGAAGTCCAGTCCGCCGTGTTCGCGGCGGGCTTCGGCGTGCACCTATGGGCGACGAGTTTTCACGGTGAACCGCTCGCATGGGCGGGCATCGAGAACGGCAACGCGCTGTGGTTCGGCCAATTCGTGACCGTCGCCGCGCTTGTGCACGCGATGGGCATCAACAT